TAATTATCAATTACGAAAAGGTGGAGAATACACCAAAGAAAATCAATTAAACAGACTGACAATGATAGCAGAAGTTGTCAAAAGACTTTTATTCGATAATAGAAACTATGAAAGTGGTAATATTACAAACTGGTATGGTGGGCAAGTATCTAGTGTAGAATATACACGAGATGAAGAAGATGAAACCATATCTAATGTTATTATTACTTTCCAATGCAACACAAATGAGGTGATTTCATGAAGTATAAACACATAAAAGGACTTCAACTACAAAAACCATCATATCTTAACACATCTAATCAAAAGATTAGAGAGTTGTTAGCTGGTAAAGAAGTTGAGTTAGAAAAAGAAAACTTGGAAGAATTTGAATCTTTAGGTGTTCAAGTTAAGCCAATTAAAAAAGAACCTAAAAAGAAAGTTAAAAAAGAGGAGAAATAACACATGGCAGTTAGTGGAAAAGTCTATGCTAAAAGTGATTTTAGTGTAGGTATCATAAACAAAAATGCAACTGCATTTGAAACAGCAGCACAAGACGATGCTGCATACGAGTTACTTCCTGTAATTAATGTATCTGCACCTGTTCTCAATCTTGTAGAAAGTGGTGAGATACGAAGCAATAATGCAGGAATGCTTGAATTGGATATAGATCAATTTAGAACAACTAAAGGTGGATTTATTACAATGGACTTTGAAGTACCAGCAGAACGAGATTTAATTGTTCGTTTATTGGCTAATGTTCTTCAAGACCATGGTGAAAGTGGTTCAGGACCATATGTTCACACAATTCAAGCAACATCAAGTGCAACATTATCAAGACCTGATTTTACAGGCAGTTCAACAACAGGGATACCAAGTATCTTTGACATTGGATTATACTATCCTGAATCAGCACAAGATAAAATGATTACAAGTGCAGTTTTACAAAGTCTTACAATGAACTTTGATATGTCAGATGGTAGATGTTTACTTAGTGGAACATTCTATTCAGGTATGACAAGTTCAAGCAAGTTCTTAGTAGAACAAACTTTAAGTGCTAATTCAGCAGCACCAACTCTATCAAGTACATCACCAACACAAATAGAATCTTACTTTAATGTTAAGAAACTAGATGTTGATGGAACTTCATTAGCAGATATGGTGATTACAGCAGTATCATTTACATTTGAAAACAATGTAGCAAGAGTAGGTAGAGATTCTAGTGGCGATGCAGAAAGTTATGCTTTTGGTATCCCATCAGTAAACATTACTGGAGAGATTTCATTAATGTATGATGCGAACTTTGACTTTGGTAGTGGTGGTAATGTATTACAAGACTTTATAAGTGGTAATACTGCAACACTAAAACTACAACAAGGTGATGGAACAGTATCAACAGCAGGTGAGATGAACATAGAATGCGAAATATATTCAACAGCAGTAAACTTAGACCCTAATGCAGACACAGGTGCAGTAATAACAATACCATTCAAAGTAGTTCAACCTACTTCAAGTGGTGCAGCATCAGGAACAGCATTTAAGTTTGAGTTTGCAGATTCAACCCCATCAACAGGTTGGTAAAGGAGTAACACATGAAGGTTAAAATGTTCGATAAAGAGTGGGAAGTGAAGAATCCTACTTACAAAGAAAAACGAGAGTTATGGAAATTAAATACTATGACTTTTGAAGGCGATAAAATGAATCAAGAAAATTACTTTGTTTTGCTTGAAAAAACAGAAGAAATTTCAGGATTAAATCATGAAGATTATACTGATGATAAAGGCGAGATATTAAGTATGAGTTCTATTGATGCTTTATTGCAACAAATATTCTTGAATTATATAGGGTATTCAAAAAAAGTATAGTGGGCTTATCTAGTTATGTGTGGTTTTCCCAAATGGGATTTCCACACAATAACTTGCAATTTCCTTACAAAAGACAAAGCCCTGTTACAAAGAAAAATAGGGAATACAATACTTTAGAAGAAGTACAAGAAGAAATAGAATTGCTATCTGATACATTTAGTGATAGTCAATTCACTTTAGGTAGAAACTTATATTTTATTCTACCATTATTTTGTAATCCACGATTCTTAGTGGAACAAGAATATATAGATTTAATAAAAGAATATAATTATATGAAAAATTACAATATACCAATGGCAAGAAGTTTAGATGAAGCAGATAGCTATAAGCTAGATTGCTTTGATATTATACAAAGAGAACTCAATGCTATTACACAATATATAGGGGAGAAAAATGGCTGATAAAAAAATTAATTTAGCAGTTAAGGCTACTGGTTCTGAAAAGGCAGCAAGAAGTATAGGTAAAGTAGATAAGGGATTAGGTTCTTTAGCTAAATCAGCAGCTGCAGCAGCAGCTGGATTCTTTGGTGCTAGAATGTTAATTGCAGGAATGAAAGAAGCAGTCAATCTTGCAGCAAGACAGGAATTAGCTGAAAGAAAACTTACTGCAGCTTTAGGATTTAGAAGTAAGGCATTGGAAAATCAAGCAAGAGCATTACAACAAGTTTCTATGTTCGGCGATGAGTTGATTATGGAAGCACAAGCAATGTTAGCAGCTTTTATTAAAGATGAGGACCAAATGAAAAAAGCAACTAAAGCTACTTTAGATTTGGCAGCAGCAAAAGGAATGGACTTGGTAGCAGCAGCTGACTTAATTGGTAAATCTGTTGGGTCATCTACAAATGCTTTATCAAGATATGGAATTGTTGTAACTGGTGCAGTTGGAGATACTGAAAGATTAGATTCTGCTACTAGAAATATTGCTAAGTTATTTGGGGGTCAAGCAGCAGCACAAGCAGACACAATGCAAGGTGCAATGACTGGAATGAGCATGGCAATAGGAGATGCAAAAGAACAATTAGGAAATATCTTAGCACCTACTGTTATTAGTATTGCAAAAAACTTTAAATCAGCAGCAGAAAATGTCGGTGAGTTCTTTTTAAGATTTACTGAAACAGATATAGAAACAAGAATTAGGGAATTAAAAGAATTAAGAATTGATACAGAACATCTTGAAAAAGCATTACGACTAAGTAAGGCTGCAGGAATTACAAAAGAGATTGACAACAGCAAAACATTATTTCAGTCCAAAGAAGATATAAGAAAAAAAGAAGAAGAAAATAAAAAACTAGAAGCAGACCAACAACCACTATTAGATAAAATTGCATTAAATAGATTAGCACATGAAGATATTAGTTCATTTAATCTTTTTGCTATTCAAGCATCTAACAATGAAAGAGTTTTATTAGAAGCTAATGCTAGAATAATGCAAGAAAAAATTGATGCAAATAATGCTATTATTGAACAAAATAGAGAACAGATAGATTTAAGAAATCAATTAAATAATATATTGGAAAGACCTACTTTTTCTATATTTGGAGAAGAAGAAGATATGGCAGGTGAATTAGATTTAGCATTTGCTGGTATGGAGGAAGCAACAGAAACTTTTTTTGATTTTATGAAAGAGCAAGAAGATTCTTTTTTAGAACACAAGAAAAAGTCAGCTAAAACACAAAAAACCATTGATGACCAATTACACAAAGAAAAAATACAAAACAATTTACAGATGGCAATACTACAAGGACAATCAGCTAAGGAAGCAGGTATATCAGTAATTAAAGCAGAAGTAGCAGAAGCACAAGCAGGATTGATTTCAAGTATTATGAAAGCATTACCATTCCCATTAAATCTTGCAGTAGCTGCAGGGGCAGGTAGTATGATTGGTAAAGTAACTGACCAACTATTAGCATTCCCAACTGGTGGTAGCTTTGTAACAAAAGGTAGAACAACTTTGCCAATAGGTAATGGAGTAGTAGTAGGAGATAATGCAAGTGGTATGGAACAAGTAGATATAACACCATTGCCAAGTCCTAATCAAAGAAGTAGTGGTAATATAGTAGTAAACATCAATGCACCAGTTGTTGATGAATTTGTAGTAGATAGTATAATCCCTGCTATTAGACGAGCAGAAAAACTTAACTTATAGGAGATAGAGAAGTGGAAGTAAATAAAAATACAAAACTAACATTAAGTCTTGAAACAATTATTAGTGGAGTCGTAACACTAGCAATGATTATTGGTATGTGGTTTACCCTACAAGCTGATATAGAATTAGCTAAAGAGCTACCTAAACCTGAAGTTTCAAGAATGGAGTATGATTTAAAAGACCAAATGATTCGTGATTCAATTATGAATACCGAAGAAAAGGTAGAGAAACTAGAAGACAAAGTAGATGACATTAAAAAAGACACACGAAGTATTAATGAAACTCTATTGAACATGAATAATCAATGAGGGATATAGATGAAAAAATATTATACATCGTTTTTGCTATGGCTTGGACTATTTTTGTCCTGCTCGTCATTGCAATCGCAAACAGTTAATTTAGATAGTTTTCAAGATATACAGCTTATGAAGAATGAGTTCTGTGCTG